GCAGCGACTTTACCGTCGTCGTGCTTAAGCGCAACTTTTAGAGCTGTAAACTCAGCTTTAAAAGTAGATAACTCCCCCTTAAGGGCAGTAACCTCTCCTTTAAGAGCTACGTTCTCCTCCACGATAGCCTCCAAAACTGTCTCAAGTTCTGAGTCTGTAGAGCCCTCTACGTCAGGAGTCGAGACTTCCATAGTTGAGATAACCCCGCTAAGGACAACTATAGTAATAGCGTCCTCGCCGTTAGCGATTACATAAGTACCGTCCGGGGCACTTACGGCAACACCCTCAGCAATTTCTGAGACGTCGGATATTTCGGGGAATGTTAGCGACGTCCCGTTAGAGTCATCGATAATCAATTCCGCTTTAACATCCGCGCCCAGCTTAGTGAGTAACGAAGCCAAAAAAACGTTTTTGATTTTCATTGTATAAATATTTAATTAATAATTCCTAATGTTTGTAAGTGGGTTCTGTTCATTGGAAGCTCTGAGTTTTCCAATAAAGAGAAAAGCGCGGGATCCATATCGCAACTCGCTTTAAAAATAGAGTTGGTAAAATCCTGGTAAGCTTGAAGCTCTGACATTATCCCGCTCATGTTTTGAAGTGTCCCGACGAAACCGTCTCCCAGCTTAACCCTCGGGGCGTGGTAATGTACGGTAGCGTCCTCGGCTATCTCTCTTTCGTCTCCTAAAAGGAAAAGAAAAAAACCGGCACTCTCTGCGTAGTCCGGTACAAAGGTTGCTATCTTAACACCTTGTTGTTTTAGAGCCAGTATTTTAGAAGCCATTCTTTTGAATACTTCTAACTGCCCGCCGTGCGAGGTTATGTTTAAAACGGCTATATCGTCTTTTTTCAAAGCCGAGATATCTTTAGTAAACTTATTCTCTAAGGCCGGGTTAAACTCCCCTATTACGTTTATCTCTACCATTTTGGGCAAATGTTTTTTGGTTCGGTTGCAAAGACTTTTGTAGCTAAGGGGCATAAGCACCTATCACAAACAAAGCCCTCAATATCTTTTATCTCAGCGTCAACAAAAGTCGCATAAAACTTTTTACTTTTTTCGGGACAAGCGGCGCAAATATTAGCGCGTCTTAAAGACTCCTCGGTGTGATTGCCTTTTATACTGTTTGCCAACGCGTTGATAAAATCCATCATTTTACAAATGTAAAAATTTTTATAATATAAATACCATTAATCGCTATTTATTTTAACGAGCTGCTGGTTTTGCACCTCCTGCAATTGTTCCAGCACTAATACCGGAGGGGAAACAACCGTATTTTGCTCTATTGGCCTCTCGCTTACCGTCGCTATATTTTGCGTCTGTTGTGAGTTTACAAAGTTACCGGCTCCCGAGGTAGTGACCGCACTCGCTCCACCTGATCCGGAGGCTGTGCTTGAGCCTTTATTAGTGCTTAATATATTTCGTACTGCTGCAAACCCGGTAAGAGTAGCAAAGGAAACACCGATAATTCGCTGCGCAAGTGTCGGCTCTTTCAAAGCTGCGGTAATACCCTGGTAGGTATTCATTAAAGCCGAGGCAACCGCCAAAGCTTTAGACTCTCCGAACAAGGCGGTTAAAGCGTTTATACCGTCGTTAGCCATTTGGACGTTATTAGCTTGTTTTTGTTTTGCCAGCTCCTTATCAATTTTCTTAGTGTCTGCGGCGTACTTCTTATCGCTTAATAATTTCTTTTGGTTAAATAGTTCCTGGCTTATATCCTTATTGGCTAAAGCCTCGTCGAGTAGCTCCTGCTCTCTCGCGTACTGCTCTGCTAACACCGCCAGTCTGAGCTCTCCTTCGAGTAGCCCTTTGTCCTCCAAGTCTTGTAGACGGATTTGAAAAGCTACGTCGGCAAGGGCTTTCTCGTTTTCAAGCTGTACTTTTTTACGCTCAGCTTCCCCCTCTTCAAAAGATTTATTTGCTAAGGCAATACTCTCGTTTTTACCCTCGTTAATTACCCTGAGTTGCTCGGCGTAATCCCTCTCTGTAAGGAGAGTCTTATCGAGTAGTAGAATTTGGGCTTTTGCAAGATCCTCCGCGCTTAGTATCTCGGCGTCTCTTTCTGCCTGTGTTATTTTTTCACGCTCTGCGAAGGCTTTTTTCTGTGCCTCAAGCTCCTTATTTATTTGCCCCTCAGCTATTGACAGGATCTCACTTGACAGAGCTTGGCGGTTCTCAAGTAATGCTTTTTGTTGGTCGGAGCCTGTAGTGCTTTTTTTAGCCAACTCATTTTCAAGTTGGAAAATCTTTTGGGCATTAGCCAGCCTCTGCTCAGTAGACAGGTTACTCTGTGCCGCTTCGAGTTTAATAAGGTCTATAGCGTTACGCCTTTGCTTAAGCTCCTCCTGTAGGGCTTTGTCTGCCGCGTCTTTAGCTTTTTGGGCGGCTTCTTTACGCGCGCCTGCGATAACTCTTGTCTGTTCAAGTTCTGCGTCTATGCCTCTATCCTGCGCGTCGTTAAGCTTGCCCTCTAAATCGATAAGCTCCTGACGGCCTTTATTACCTGTGTCCTTTAGTGTCTGTTGTATCTTAAGGCGTTGCAGTTGTAACTTAACTATGTTCTCCTCGTCTTTACCCAAGTCCTTAGTAAGACGTATTATTTCACGCGCTGCTGTCTCTCGCTCCTTAAAACTTAACGAGGTATCTTTAGATTTTAGCTTTTGTTCGTCTATTAAATCGCCTGTCTCCTGTAGTTTCTTATTATATGAAAGCTGTGCCCTCTCTATACTTTTTGTAAGTCTGTCGATCTCTGTACCTTTAGCTGCCGCGTCGCTTAAGAATTTACTTGTAGCTTTGGCCGCACCTCCTATCTTGTCGGTAAGGTTCTCAACACCTGTACCGGCTTGCAGGAAACCGTTAGCAACCTTCTTAAAGTCCAGGTTAATTATACCCTCAAGTATAACACCGAAAGCTTTAAACCTGTTGATAAGATTTGTTTTAACAAACTCTACCAAGTCGGTTAACAGCTTTTTAGGGTTGCTGAATGCCGCCATTAAGTCCTTGCCTACACTCTGCAGCACACCTATAAAGGCGTCAAATATTGCGACAAGAGGGCGCGTAACTGAGGTTATGGCGTCCATACCCTCCTGTGTGCTGGTTAAAAACGTGATAAGCGGTGCAAGTAAGGCAAGTAAGGCAAATATAGGAATGCCCAGCATTGCCGTACTAAGCAACTTAGTAGCGATTGTACTTGCGTTAGTCGCAATAGTTCCGGCACTTGTAGCTGCAGCCTTTGCCGCCTCTGCCTCCGCGTTGGCAATAGTAGCAACGGTATTAGCCGCAAGGGCTTCGGACTGCGTTGCCTCTCCTGCGGCATATCTAAAGCCTATAACGGTCGCTCTCTCGGTTGCTGCGTTAGACGCTTCGGTCGCTGTTACTTCTATCTGCTTAGCTACAGCAAAGGCTTGAGTAGCTTTTGCGCTCGCCTCCTGTGCCTGCTTAACCCTGTCAAGAGTGCCGCCGAACTCGTCTAATATGTCTTTACCTTTTTGGGCGAAGCCTATGACGGACTGCGTGGCCCCACCAAAAGAAGAGCTGACAGCGCTCATAAGCTGAGGGTAGTTACCTACATTGGCCTTTTGTTTCTCGAGTGCGGAGCTGCTGCCATTAATGAGCTTATTATTTGCATCTATCTTAGCGTTAATATCGTTTATCGCCTTTGTGCCCTCTACTGTAGTGGTGTCGATTTTACGGCGTGCCTCGGTAAGAGCTTTAGTATTTGCTATTGCCTGGTCCTGAGTCTTGACGTTCTCCTTAAGGGCAGCGTCAAGCCCTGACTGTGCGCGTTGCAGCTCGAGCACTGTCTTTTGGTTTGCGGCGTACTCAGCCTTAAGGCTTTTTAATTTAGCCTCATTGCTTATAAAAGTCTGTAGCTGCTGCTCGTTGGCCGTAGTAAGTCCGTCAGTTTCTTTTTTAAGTGCTTTCTGTGCAGTCTCTACCTCTATAATAGACTGTTTAGTCTCGAGCTGCGCCCTGACTAAATCAGTATTGTCTATTATAAGTTTACCTATTACTATCTCCTCGGCCATATCCTTAAAATATTTTTGTTGTTTTTATTGTCGCCCCGAAATCCTCTATATCAAGCTGAAAATCTATACCGTTAAACCCTGTTAAATTTTTAAAATCTATCCAAAAATAAACTCTTATTTTTTCGTCTACTACAGATACAGAGTTAGTATGTGTGTAAGAGGGCACGTTAATAACCGTATCGGTGTTATCGTTAGCCGCCCACTCCTGTATAATGTTTAAGGCGGTGCCGTAAGAGATCATAAGCCTTACACGTCCTTGCGCCTTGCCTAATCCTATGTTAGCCGTCCTTATGCGCATATTGAATGCCGGCGTAGTAACTTTAACGTTAGTGTAGATCTCGGTAGGATCAACAAGGTTAAAATCGTCGTCAGCCTCGAGAACGCTTGAGCCGGTCCTATCGACAAAGCCTACACTCGTTATAGTTTGGTTAAGGTTAGGGCGTGGCCCCACTACATACTCGATTATATTTATTCTTAGGCCTCCGGCATTTGTGTTTAGCTGCTCGAAGTGGTAAGGTTCGTTTTGTATAAAGTCGCTTTGCAATATCGCTACTCCTGTATGCTTCAACGTTATGTAAGCATCGTTAGATATACCACCATTACTATCAATAGCCTGTATGTATAAAGAGTCGGTTAAAGTGTCCGGAATAGTGTCTCCCGGCTCGTCCCCTTCAAACTCTATAACTATGCCCTCTATAGGGAACGCCTGCGGCAAAGAATTAGCAGGGACTAAAACACCGTTAACGTAAAGGCTATTTTTACTTTGATCATAGCTTTTAAATATTATCTCACTCCAGGGGTACTCATTAGGCGGCACAGGGTACATAGCTAAAAGATATTCAACAGGAAATACTACGCGCTCCCTAAAATTAAGCAGTACAGCGTTAAAATTATTAAGTATAGGGCTTGGCACTTTTCTTTGTTTAACCAGCATCGATTTAACGGCTATCTGGTCCTTTTTAGTAGAGAAGTTTATCTCTAAAGGGATCCAGTAGCTCGACTGCTGCTCAACGAAAAAAACCTCTGTCATAGAGAAGTCGGTAGCAAATATATCGTCATACCTAAATATAACATTTTGGATAAGCGGCGTTAAGATAAATTCTGTATATGTTTTATGGAAGGTATTAAACACCTCGCGCATGCTTACTGACAGGGCACGCCGTGCCTGTACCGGAGCAAAGCCTTTAAAGCCGTCCTCATACACATAAAAATAGCTATAATCAGGGGATATTTTATATATCCTTATGGCCGAACTTTCGCCCAGTTCCCCGTTAGCCCTTAGAGCTATTGTGCCGTCGTCGTTTACCTCGGCATCGTCAAATAACATGGTACTACCTGAGCCAAATTTAGAGTCGAGATATGTCGCGCTGTCCTCGCTGCTCAGGGGGTTGCTAAAATAAGAGTTAAAAGTCTCCTCGCTATCGCTGTACTTCATTTCGTTACGCTTAGCTAAACGGCTTTGAAAAGTAAAATCCTGATAGTCCACAAAAAAACGCGAGTAGTCTTTAAAAGACGTCTTGTAATTACTGAGGTTGGACCATTGGTTTATAACCACCGTGCGGTAAGTGTCGTCAGTAGTAGCGTAGCAGTTGAAATATGCCAACGTTTGGTTAAGCAAATCAAAAGCCGTAAGGTTGGCGTCAAACACCGGAGAGAAACCGTCGCCGCTACCACTATAAACCTGGTAAACCCCCTGATTAGGGGCTACGTAGTACTCTTTTATAGTGTTGCTGTCAAGCGTGAAATCCCCGTACACCGTATAACCGTTATCGGTAAACATCTTTAATACCAGCCACTGCAAATTAATAAGCAGAGGCATCTCCTCGGCTACGTACTGCCCTGCCGGGGACTGTGTTTGCACAAAAACCGAGGGTGTTATAGTATCAAAGCCAAAAAAGGCACGTGTAGCAAAGTCGTCACGGGTCTTTTTATACTTTATATCCTTTACAACCTCGTTAATATACGTAGCTTTCAGAGTAGCGACAAGGCTACTCTCAGAAAAGAGTAGGTATAAATCTACTTTATCGCGTGATTCTTTGGTAATCTTAAGTATTTGGTTACGTAGTTGTATAGACCCGTTCAAAACCACGTCCACCTCGTAACCGTTTTGCATGGTTTGGGCTTTACCCATAGGTAAATCGGTAAGATCAAGCAACCTCTTGTTATTGGTTGTCTTTTCTATTGAAAGAGTATTAGAGTAACTATAGCGGTTTTGTACACCATTAAGGTTTTGCGCTTTCTTAAACGTTACTACCTGGGTGCTGGGTATATCAAGTCTAAAACCTTTGCGGTAAATCTCTATCATAGCGTCATAATGTCAGGGTTAGACGTCGTAACTACGAGGCTGTATTCAAAATCAAGCTGTCTCTCCCTAAAATTACCCTTTACCTCGCACTCAGTATAGCCGTGAGGCAGATTAACCTCTATTTTTGGAGAGCGTAACAACTCCCTAAAAAGCTCGGCAAGCTCTATACGCTTAACACCTGATAGATTTAACGTCTCTGAGTACTCGGCTGATCGCTGTACCTGGGCACTCTTGTTGTCTTGTTGGTTGTAAAAAGCGTTATTTATAAATGCCGTCTTACCTCTGCCCGCCTCCTGCGCTTCTTTTGGTGTGTAGAAGTAGCTAAAGCCTCCGTAAGAGTTATAAAATCTAAATTGCAGGGTATCCTCACAGTCGCTCTCTTTGTAGCTTATACCGTACACCTCTATAGCGTTATTATTGTAAGTAGTTGTTATACGTTCCGGTAGGTACATCTTGTCTATCTGTGCTGAGGTTATGCCTCCGGCTCTTACAGCTTTTAGAGTAGGCAGGGCGTTAGATACACCTCCCACTATAATAGACTTTGGCAAGCCGTCTAAAACCTCGCCTACAAAGACGCTAAGGGTATTTGTAAAGCCTTTGGCGAATTCCGCATACTTAGGGGATAAAATATTAACAAGGTCGGCGTCTTTTGTAGGCTTAGGCTCTTCGGAGCGGTACGTCATACCGACGATAGGGTAAAATCCGTCGTTAACCTCGGTATCATTTGGCGTCTCCTCGGCAAAAATAAAAGTCTCGTCAAAGATATAGCCGGTATCAAATACGAAAGCGTCGCCGAAAATATCGGCACCGTTCTCAGCGTGTATGCTTACCCCTATAGAGAAACGTTGTATTGATCCAAATCGTAAATCCCAGCTATAGTCAAACTTTGTAAACAACATGCTTTTTATATAGCCCGATACATCAACACGGAAAACACCCGATCGGTAGTTAGGCAAGATGTTTTTAATGACGTACCAGTCCCCGGTCCATAGGTTGCGCAGTTCTAAGTCTGCTACCAGGTCGTTAGGGTTAACGCCTAAATCCTCATCAGAGGTAAACTCAAATATAGCGGGCTCGTTAACGTTAAAGAACTCTAAAGGCTGTTTTTGAAAAGTAATTGCCATGTGCTTATTATTTCATTTTTAATTTCCGGCATTGCTAACGTTATAACCTTGTTAAAGGCTTCGGCGTTAATCGAGTCCGTTACTATATGTGAGCCCCCCTGTCTGTACCAGGTTGTGCCATTTGCGATAATTGAGTTTCTAACTGCATACGGGTTTAAATCTAATCCCTTTGCAGCTATCCATTTTTGGAGAGCCTCTATCGTAGGGAAAGGCGTCTCTCCAGGTTCTACCCCGGCGTCCAGTCCTACGATATAGTCGAGTGCTATAATATCATAGCTCAACTGTCCAAAGCTCTCATTCTTTTGCCAGCGTACAGAGTTGAGTAGGGCTCTTGTAGCAACCATATCGTTAGCAACGATAGCAGCCTTTAACGGCTCTATTATTTCTAACTGTATGGCGTCCTCTACTGTCATAGTATATAATGTATTAAGGCGAAAATACCGAAAATAATAACCCCTAATATTAAAGATATAACTAAAACCCCTTTTAGAATACTTGCCAATATTTCGTCTCCTATATCGCTCATATCGTCACGGTTAAATTAATCTCTACGCCTGAGTGATTTACAGGCTTAACGGCTTTAACGCTGTTCCATATAGGTACGACGCTTATAATATGCACACGGTAATCGCAGCACGTGAAATAACTCTTAAGGGTGTTTATAAACCCTAAGTCCATAAACTGCGCGGTTATCGTGTCAAATTGCCCGTCTACGTTTATAGTCTCTATCTCTAATGAGGGATCAACTGCACGGCCGATAGTAAGCAGGCAGTCGTAAGCTGCAGAGCTGTAGCGGTTAGACGGCTTTGTCTCAATAGGACGGATAGCTAAAACCCTGTTAACGGCGAAAAACGAGTAGGGGTCAACACCTGGAAGGTGTGCCCCGGCTGCATCTGTCTGTATAAACTTAATATCGTTAAAGCCGAACATATTTTTAAATATGTCGTCAAGGCTTGCCCCGGGTGCAGGGCAAACATAATCGACGTCTATAGGTTTTAATATTGGCATGGCTATTTACTTTTAAACTTTTTAATGTCTTTGTCGGCTTCTAAGCCAAGCTTTACCGACATAATAAGCACAACTATAAACCCTATCCATAACACGCACTCGATTATAAGCAGAGGGTCGTATAAAATACGCTTTACTATTTCCATAAGGTTATTGCTTTTGAGCGTGATACGCGTTATAATTGGTCAGCTTATCTGCAAATATATCAAATAAAATTGTATAAAAATTAAATAGCTTTCTTTTATTGTAGTCTGTCTCGTGATAATTTACAGGCAGGCACTTTTTATCAGCCCAAAGCTTGAGATAATAGTACAGGTTTATATGCGGGTTGCTTACGCCGCCTTTGCTTGGTATGTTATAAGACTTATGGACTTCATCTACAAGGGCGCTAAGCTCTTTGACGGCCTGCGAGAACTTATAAACGTAGCCCTTAACAAGGATAGTCTCGGTACTGTTGAAGTTAAGACGCTTTTTAAAGTCCTCAGCTATCTGCTCGATAGGCGTAGTCGTCAGATCAAGCCAGTCGTAGGCGTTAAACTCTGCCATAATGTCGTCAACTGTGAAGCCTATCTTTACCCCCTTAGCTAAAAAGTCCTCGTTATTGAGGACTAATTTTTTAACGTTCTTTTTCATACTCTCGCTTATCTTTCCACACCTCGTAATAGAATTTTATTAGGTTGGTAACACCTATGCAGAACCAAATTAAAGCCACTAAGCAGGCAGAGCCTACAAAGAAGTAGCTGGCATACGAAAGAAATACAACAAGTGCGCTCTCTTTGACTAAGCCGAAGTTAAAGAGTAAAGCTGTAAAGAAGCACGCTAATAAAAACAAGGGTCCTAAAATGTTAAATACTTTTTTCATAATGTCGTAAATTAAAATAACCCCAGTCACTCGCTACAAATGAAAGGGGTTTAATGTTTTTATCAGTAGCGAGCTGCTAACTTACAACTTCTTTTTGGCTCTTGCAAATTTCTTTAAAGTTTTCTAAGTCCGCATGTGTAACTTTGTTCTTAGATGTCTCGTTTACAACGCTTTTAGCACGCTCTTTACCCAAAAGGTAGTTGCCGAAAGCAACCAATTGCTTTTTATTTTTCATGTTTATTAGATTTTAGACGGCCAATATACAAAATTATACCCAGCCGCCAACGTTTTTTACCTCAAAATACATTCGCATAAGCAAACTATCAAAGAAATCGGGGCTGCTACCGGTTCTTTCTTTGTGCTTGCTCTTCTTTTCCAGCTTGATTTTAAGCTCGTCGTCCATTGGCTCCCTGCAAATAGTCTCTAAGTCTGCCATTATTTGCTTGCGGTAGGTTTGATCCTCGATATAAATGCCGTTAGCCTCGATTAAGCCCTTAAGCTTAAAAGCGCACTCGGTCTTAAAGTTGCCATACTGCTTATCTTTTATCGCGGCAGAGTTATTGACGAACGGCTTAGCGGCTGTAAGCTTACTTATGCTGTTGGCTGTGAACTTACGCAGGCCGTCAGCGTCATAAACGATATTTGAGTAGGGTATTTTGTGGAACTCTGCAAGCTCTACAAGCCTCCCCCCGATTGCCGTCTCATCTATCTTGTCGATAGCGATTACCTTCTCGACTTTAAAACCGTTCCAAATCGTCACTACGAAGCGGTCAGCGCCCATGTAAGCAATGTCGCAGCTCATGTAACGCTTGCCTGTACCCTCTATAAACTTGTTAGTAAATATATTACAAATGCTGTCGTAACTCGGTAGTAAGGCAAGGACGTTGTCGTCATACTCAAAATTACCCTTTATAAGCCTCTCGATAGTCGCCTGCTCCCCGGTAAGCATAATACCCTCGATATAGCTTGCGACGTCCGGGCTCGGGTTATCGGTAGGCAAGGCCTGTATGAAACGCTTATGCTCCGGCTCGTTGTTATCCTTCCAGGGCTTGTAATAGCGGGTATAGACGTGGGTCTTTGCCGGGTTGAAACATTCGAGCAGCTTCTTATTTATGCCGTATTGATCATTTAAGCACCGGCCTAAACGGGTAAAGAGTATATCTATGGCCTTAGGGTCTGTCTCCGCGCTCTCGTCAATAGCCGCCCCGGTAAGTTCAAGCCCTCCGAAGCGTTCATAAAGCGGGTCACTGGGCTTATGTGCCGTATCTAGGAGGTAGATAGTTGAGCCGTTCCAAAAGATTATTTTGTTTAGCTGCTGGTTGTAGTTATAATGCTGATCATTTACAAGCCCTATCTCGTTAAACACCTTGAAAAGCGTTACAAGCGTGGTCTTTTTAAGCGTGATCAGCTCTTTACGCCCCAGGCCCCAAGCTGTACCGGCGTAGCTGCAGCTCATGAACGTAAGCCAATAGCACATGAGGTAGGACTTACCAGAGTATGCGCCGCCACCGTAGCCGACAAACAGGGTTTTAGCGTCAAAAAGCAGGTGCCAGGCTTTGGTCTGCTTCTTAGATAGCTTAAGTCTCCTCATCGTCTAAAACGATTTGAAAGTTAATCGGGGCTAAGCTTGCACCCCCTGAGGTAATGTCTTTTTTAACCGGGGCATAGTCGCCGTCCATCTTGTTTAGCTCTGCGATAGCAGCCTTTCTGTCGTTGTAGTCTGCCACTATGTCGCGCTCTTGTATAACGCCGTCAGCAACTATGTATTTTTTAAGCGGTATTTCGCCTTTGGCTATATCGCTGAGGATTTTCATTCGCTCCATTTTGTTCAATATACCGAGCTTTTGCCGCTCCTCTGCGGTGTCCTCTACCAAAGCCATTATTTTTGCCTGTGTGCGTTCGTTTACCACGTTAAAACGCTTGTTAGCCTCTGCCCAATACTTCGTAAACGTGGTCCGGGGTAAATCCCAAATCATATCCATAAGTTCGTGGCAGTCGCTAAAGGTTATACCCTTTGTTAACTCCTCGAGTATGTTCGTTATTATGATTTCTTTGCGTGGGTTCATACTTGCAAATATATCAAACCTGTATCGAATAATGCAAATAAACAAATGAAAATTTTGTTGTTTCTTTATAAACCCCAATGTTTACAGGGGTTAACGTTCAAATAAACAATGTAAACAACAAAAAACAACTTTCACTATATTATATATAATTATATGTATTTTTTTTCACTATATAATACTATATTATTATTAATTATATATTTTATATTATTATTGTTTATATTGTTTATAGTAATAGTAAAAGCCCGTCATTACTGAGCTAAAGTGGTAAACAATCAAACCTAAAATCTTGTTTCTCTGTTTACGCCCCGATTACATTAAACTGCTGTTGTTAAACGCTTTACATTTTATACACATTTTTATAACATTTTGACCACCTGGTGTGATATAGTTGCAACACTGCGCTAAAGTTTTTCTCAAAGTATTGTTTACTTTGTTTACACAACCGCTAAACCCTTGCTACCAGACAAAAGAAAAGCGTAAACAATAATTTTAGTATTGTTTACACTTAATAAAAGTTATTGTTTACTCTCCGACTAAATTAAATCTATCCCGAAGTATTTTAAAACCTCTTCTTTTTCTATTTCTGCTAAAACGTCCTCCGCGCCGAAGTATTCTATAACCTCTTTAACAGTAAAATGCTCCATAACTTCGTTTATCTTGGCTCCGGAAAGCTCTACTTTTACCTGATGTGCGTAAGCTGAGCTCATCACTTCGTCTACGTAAATCGTTAAATCTCTTTTTGACATATCTATATTAGTTTTAAAGTTCCTCCTCGTCTAAACCCGTTACAATCCGATAACAAGCCCGGGTTAGCTCAATATCGTATAAGGCGTCGTGCAGCCTGCTCTCGTCTACCGTTATGCCAAGCTCCCGGGCAACGCTCATAAGCTTGAAGTTCTCCATGCGCCCACGCCTTTTAAGCAGGTACTGCGCTGCAAGGATCCTGACGTCTAAGTCCTCGCCGTAGAAGTAAGCACCGAAGTAGCTGTCTCCGTTATGCTTGAACCAAGCCCTTAAGAAGCGGTTATCAAAGTCGGCAGAGTTAAACCCACATAAGTAGATTTTATCCTTCTTATCGTACCTGTCTACATACTTGGCCAGCATAGCGACAAAGCGGCGGTAAACAACCTCCATAGGCTCGTACGCCCTTATCTGCTCCTCGGTTACACCTTGCCCTACCGCGAGGGCTTCCGGCACACACGCTGCCTTAGGGTGTGGTGCTACCTTGTAGTCGATAGTCTCTACTACCTTCCCGTCTATTTCCATGTAGACGCTAAGCTGGTGTATGCCGTGCTTACGCTCGTCGGTGCCGGTAGTCTCGCAGTCATAGTATAGGATTTTAATCGCCATTGGCTACCTCTTTATATTTATATCCGTTGTCATAAAACATAACACGGCCTTTGTCATCTCTCGCGTAGCCTACCCTATCCAAAGGCTCGAAAAACAAAATACCTTCTTTCTTTCCTTGATATACGCCTCTATGGCATTCCGTAGCGTCTATAAAATACGTAGTCCCTGGTTCCAATACTTGTTTACTTTCCATGCTTATTAAGTGTTATCGGTTTAACGTTTATCTCCTTTATTATCTTGAGAAGGGCAAGCCCCTCGTCTCTGCGAGCCTGAGCTAATGAGTCGGTAATGTTACCCACCTCGTCGCCCCAAGACTCTACTACCTTATCTCTGTACCATACATAGGTAAACAGCTTAGGCGCTCTCTCGTCCACGTAGCTTATGCTAAACTCCTGCTCGACGCATCCGACGTATTTAGGCTCGTGTTGCTTGCAGGACGTTAGCCCAAACAAAGCCAGTAAAATAATTAAGTGTTTCATATTCTTATAATTTCGGGTTTATAGATAGTCTCTACCCACTTCGGCAGGTTGTCAGTTATAAATACTAAATGTGGCGTTATAGAAGTTTTCCCTTTTTCATAGACAGGGCGAAACTCGATAGCTTCACACATCATAAGGTTGTGTACTTGTAAGGTGTCTTTAAATCTAACGTTCTCAAATATTATAGCTTTTGTATCTCGGTCAACGTGTTTAAAACTTAAATCCGATACAATGAGGGTGTTTTTTAGCCCTGCAATTTCTAAAGCTTTCTTACTTGCGAAGGATCCGGGACGTCCTACTATTATAGTTCTTTTCATCTTTTTAAAAGGTATTCGTTTATACTGTGTAACTCTTGTGTTATTTCCTCCCTCCGGGCTTTAAGTGCCTCGGTTAATCTCTGCTCTACCTCCTCGAATATCGCTATAACGTCCTCGGTCGGCAGCTTCTCGCCGTGATGGTAGTTAAGGTCCACTAACACAAGGTTAGCCACGTTATGCCTGTCAACTGCTCGAGAGGCGTCTACCCAGTCCTTAAGAAGTTTAAAGGCTCTCACGGTTTTACTACGTTAGGGGTAGATAGGATAGAATCTTCATCAACATAATAATTGCATTGAGTATAGTCTGCATTCCAGTCTTCATGTATTTTTGCATTTTCACAACATGCTTTTATCTGTTCATCACAGCATTGTTGGGCGTAATACTCGGCAATTTCATCTGTATAGATGTATCTGTAAATAACGCCTACATCTTTCCATGCTTTAAACCCGTGTTTTTTAGCCACTTGGTTTTTTATTTGTTCAAGGTTAATTGTTTCCATAGGTTATTGTTTAGGGTTTTTCATACTATGCGGGAGCGTTTTACCTCTTGCAGTGAAAACTCTGCTTGCATATCAGTAGATATATTATCTGCCCGTACCACTAATTTAGTTAAGGCACCTGAAACTAAAGACCGGGTTTCTCTAAAGTCTATTACCTCGAAAACCCCTCGAGAAGTATTAAACCTATCCCCGATTGATACATTTTCAATTGTCATAGTCTAAAGTTTTTAAGATTGATATTGCGCCGGCTCTCGTGATGCAAGGCGATAGCTTTAGTACCGCCTCTATTTGTTGCTCGTAAGTCATAAGGTTAGTTTATTATTACAGGTGTGTTAGGTTGCTCGGGCTCTTGCGGCGTGTCTACTACCTTCTTAAGTATGGCGATAGTTACCCCGTCTATCTTTATGCGAATCTCTCCGTACTTAGCAACTAAGTCGGTTATCCTGATTACAACACCGTTTACATATATGTCATAATAGCAGTCCTCTAAAAGGTTTGAGGTAGTAGCATAGTCGCTAAGGTTTAGGCTGTAGCTGTGCTGCGATAAGCTTACCTCTATAGCTTCTAAAGTTATAGAGACCGCACCCTGCTCATAGGGCTTATTGCTTGAGTAGTCGTGTCCCTCGATAGCTCTATACTCTCCGACCATGTGCGCCGGCACAGGTGTTTGAGTTACGTGTGCAACGTTCTCAGGCGTTACAGGTGTTTGGCTGTCAGCATCGCATGAGCTTAGCAGCACGAGGGCGAGTAAAAGGATTAAGTTTTTCATAATTTAAGGTTTTATGCTATTTTCTTAAATAGCGTGGTGGTTGTTAAAGTTTATCGACGTGGTGCATTATACCGATACTGAATTTCCGACAGATAACTCAATACCATTTTTGTGAAATAGGTTACAGGCGTTTCCGTATTCAGGCGAGCCCTTTTCTATTTTTCTTGAAAATTCAGATCCTGCGCCGTTTTTAATTACTTTGAAAAACGAGGTGTTAGTGTCTCTTGTGGTTGTAGTTTTCATAATATTGAAGTTTATTAGTTGTTATCTGAGTACAAATATACACCGCTTATTTTAATATGTAATACGTTTTAAAACTTTAACACTATTTTAACATATTAGAGTACTTCTCTATCTTAGCTTTTATCGACTGCATAAGGCTCTCCTGTGTGTCGGCCTTGTTATCGAGTGCGGCTATAACACGCTCATCCTCTGTGCCTAACGCTACCAGCCTGTTAATGATAACGCGCTCCTGCTGCCCTTGCCTGTCAAGTCTTTTATTAAACTGCTGGTATAACTCAAGCGACCAGTTAGAAGAGTACCACAACGCAATATTAGAGCCGTCTTGCAAGTTAAGGCCGTGCCCTCCTGAGGCTGGATGCATTAAAAGTACTTGTATCTTGCCGGCGTTCCAGTCGTTTATATGCTGGTCGCTCTCAAGCTTAACGGGCTTATAGGCCTTAAGCTTAACCATAAGCCTATCGAGTTCGTGCTTGTAGGTGTAAGCCATAAGGACGGGCTTGCCGTTGGCGGCTTCTACAACCTCCTCGGCGGCTTCCAGCTTGAGGGTGTGTATCTCATGTACTGTCCTGTCCTCGTCATACACAGCACCCCCTGCAAACTGCAACAGCTTGTTGCTTAATGCTGCAGCGTTCATAGCTGTGATCTCGGTTTCGCTGTTAAGCATTTCCATAACCCTATCACGCTCAAAGGCCAGGTACTTATCCATAACTGAAGGTGGCAGGGTTATATCTATATTATTGTAGATTGCCGGCGGTAAGTCTAAATAGTCCTCGGCTTTCATAGAGATAACTATATCCTTAATAGCGTTGTGTATATCCTTCTCGCGGTCCTGTTTAAGTTCATAAGTAAAGCCGTTATAACTCTTAGTGAAGCAACGCTCACGGAATAGGCTTATAGTCTTGCCCAGCCTTTCGCCACGGTCCAACAGCCATAGCTGGCTCCAAAGATCCATTAAGCCGTTAGGGGCAGGCGTCCCGGTAAGTATCACAACCCTTGCAAAATCAGGCTGTAAATGTTTAAGGGCTTTGAAACGTTTAGACGCCTGATTTTTAAAGCTGCTGCTCTCGTCAATAACGAGCATAACGTCTTTACCGAAAACCTTAACGCTTTGGTAAGTGCTTTGGAACCATACGACGTTGTCACGGCTAAGGGTGTATATATCGGCTTTAGTCCTTATAGCTGCCTTACGCTTCTTTTCATCGCCTGCAATCTTTGATATAGTCAGGCCTTTAAGGTGCGCCCACTTAGCAAGCTCGGCAGACCATACGGACTCGGCTACCCGCTTAGGGGCGATCACAAGCACGGCGTCGATTTCTAACTCCTCGTACATTAACTTCTTAATGGCGGTTAAGGTGCTTACAGTCTTACCAAGTCCCATATCCAGGAAAGCCCCAGCGTGCTTGTTGGATATAATGTGGTTAACTGTCCGGTGCTGGTAGTTGTGTAGGTTGGTTTCGTTCATTATAGATAAGTGTATAATTTTTCAATAGAAAGTTTAGAGCCTCCTGGTTTTGTATTGGCGGAGAGCTGACTACTTAGCTCTTTTTGCCACACACAAATAAAGTCCTCCGGCGCAGAGTACTCACTTATGTAAACTGCGTGCCCTTCTGCTGACTTATCTCTACACCATTGCCAGAAAGCATCGTGGTCGAACTTATCTTTGTACCCTGTTGTACCTCTGTAGGGAGGGTCGCAATAGATAATACTATTAGGAGGTATCTCTAAATTTTCATAACTTGAGACTCTGAAGTCCACATCCTTAAATAAAGCGCGCTGCTTAAGCAGACTGTTATAAGACTCGTCTTGATGATTAGGTAATCTGCCGCTTTTAAGCCTCTTATTTTCTTGATAGTCGCTAATAAAACCCCCGAACCATTTTGCGCCATAGGAGCAGAAAATGCCCGCCCACCCAGTCAAAGGTTTATTTAAACCTGGATTATCTTTAATAGCGTAGTACTCTTCCTTTTCTATTCTTATAGGAGGCAGCCAGCCTTTGCATACAGCTTTATAAAATTCTATTAAGCAATCGTTTATATCGGCCCCTATTCGTAAGTCTTTAACTTGTATCAAGGTGTTTAGTCCTCCGGCGAAGGGCTCGACATAATACTGGCCCTGTTTTCGGCCATAGAGAATAATAGGCAGTATTTCGGCTGCTATTTTTCTTTTACTCCCCATGTATTTCATAATTCGGCTTTTAAATGTTCGCTGCACCGCACCTCGATACCTAACGACTTGGCAAGGTTTAACTCTGCTCTCATGCCGGAGCTTATCTTGTGGCCGTATAAACGTATTTGGTTTACACCTCCGTTCTTTAGTACGTGGGTATCATTCTTAATACCTCTTTCACGTTCTATCGGATTGGCGTCGTCCATAGCCAAGATGTCGGCCAGGTAAGGCACAAAGGGCACTACGTCCGGCTCCTGTAAATTTATCTCCCTTACTATCCTTAATATTTTTTCTATGTTACCCCCGACGTTTCCGCCTACTGGGTGCGCAATGTATGCTATTATCATAACTCTAAACTGTTTACAAAATTAATAATTCCCTCGGTACTGTCTATAACGTGAACCTCGAAGCCGAAGCCCTCGAGCTTTCTATGTATTGAGAGTTGGTCCGGGCGTGCTTTTTTGCCTGTACTCTTAAGCTCTATAAAGGTAGCTTTACCCTGGTACAAAACAAGCCGGTCAGGTAAGCCGCTTACGAAGGTGGGCAGGAGCTTAAGCGTCCAGCCTCCTAACGCTTTGACTTTGTCGTGTAGTTTCTTTTCAAGTACTTTCTCCGACTCTATGCTATCTTTTTTCATAGTATAAAATTTAATTTGCTCTCAAGGGTTATCTCTCCTGTCTCCTTAAAGGCCTTTATTAGTTTAAGTATCGTAACCGTGCATAATCGGCACTCCTCCGCTATGTCGTCTACAGGCATACCTTGTATATGCATATCGATACACTTAAATATTTTACCTTGCCTTAAGTATTGTGGGCTGGTTTCCAGTAAGTAAGAAGCTTTTTTATACCCGTACAGCCTAACGCCTCGGCTGTCTTTAAAGTCCGGGGTTACCCTGTTAAGCTTTATCCAGCCGTTAACTGTATTAAGTGTGCAGCCTCTAAAGCTGGCGATATCGGCAACCGTGTAGGTTTTCATAACTCGTCCTCTTTTATAAAGGTTAGCCAGTGGGTTTTTTGTTGCTTACCGGACTTATGCCCAAATAAAGGAACATATCCTATTGCCTTTAGTATTTCGCTTACTTTAATTTGGTCCTCGTTCCATTTGAAAATCAAAGTTCCCCCTATCTCAAGCACCCGCATGCATTCAGAAAAACCTTGCATTATATCGTTTTTCCAATTATCGGACAGTATGCCGTATTTCTTACCTTGCCAGCCGTTAGGCCCGGCATTCTTTAAATGCGGAGGATCAAAAACCACTAATTTAAAAACCTCGTCAGGAAAAGGCATTGCTCTAAAATCGCAAACTATGTCGGGTTTTATATGTAGCTCCCTCCCGTCGCAAAGAACGTGGGACTCTTCTCGTATGTCGGCGTATAAGGTATCGGGGTTTTGTTTATTAAACCAAAACATTCTACTTCCGCAACAAGCGTCTAATATTATTTTACCTTTATACATTATAATTCTTGTCTTGAGTAATATTTCTGTTTGCCGTAATAGCCGAAGTTTTTAGTAGTTGCGTGGTAGTCCCAGTCCTCTAACGACTTCATTATATCGTTAATCTCGCGGGTGTTGTATCGGCTCATGTCCTCCTTGTTCTTACCGAGGCACTCGCACCATATTTCGGCCATACAAACAACCTCCCGAAGTCTGCCCTCTTTAGCTGCGGGACTGTCAAGGTGTTGCCTGCGCTCGTAAATATCGAGTTTGTCCCAGTCCTCGGGAAGTCGGGCGTCTAAGTAGTCCTCAATTATACCGCGTCTCTCGTCTGTCTCGGAGTGCTTGCGCTGCTCCTTAAGGGCAAGCTCCTCGGCTTGATCGCTAAAGAAAACATTCTCCCCGTTCTTAAAGAGTTGCATAGCCTCGGCCCATAACTGATTGACCTCTGCATCTAAATCTGTCCAAACGTTTTTTGTCCTGCGCTCTCTTATAACCTCAATAGGCCAAAACCTACGATTACCCGAGGGGTCTGTTAAGAAGTCTTTTTTATTTGTAGTAGCTACGAATATGCATTGCCTTTTATATACCTCCGAGGTGCGGGCGTAGGCCGGTCTAAACTCGTCCTGTTGCTTAGAGGTAAAATGTTTTATCGCCTCGACCTCTGCCTTGCGCAGCCCTGCCAGCTCAGCCATTTCTATTATCCAACTCCCCTGTATCTGCTCTAATGCCTCTTTACCCTGCACCGTCATAAAGGTATCACTAAACCAATCCTGGCCCAGCTTCTTAAAGAAGGTGCTTTTATTAGTCCCCTGCGGACCTACGAGGGTAAGGACGTTATCGTACTTACAACCGGGTAAGAATACCCTCTTAACTGCTGCGACTAAAGTCTTACGGCTTGCTTCTCGTGTGTAGATATTATCCAGGCACCCGAAGTAATCAATAAGTAAAGTATCGATACGCTCTATACCGTCCCACGTTAAACCCTTAAGATAATCTTTTATAGGGTGGAAACTCTGCTTTTCAAATTCGAGGGCGAGGCTGTCGTCTATCTTAAGCGTCCCGGCTATGCCGTAAATGCTCTCAATATAGTTGCGCAGTCCGCTATAATCTACGTCCTTAATCGGCTCGGGAGTTGTAACCTTGCGCCAGGGCAGCGAGCGAAACACATAGCGCTTACCGTCAAAGTCGTTGCGCTTGAAAGTATCTTTAAGCCTCGGGTCGTTAGAGAAGATAGTATTTATATTAATGGCACTTGATAAATATTTGCCTTTGGCGTCTGCCTCAAGCTCTGTCATCCACTCGATATTGTCCTGGTCCCCTTCAACGTTTTCTACATCGTCGGCAAAGTAATCATATTTGTTGTCCTCTAATACCTCTACGGCTATAGTCTTTTTAACTTCTTTATCAGCACGGGCAAAGTCCTCCATAGCTGCGAAGCTTTTAGGGCGCTGGGTGCCCCCCTCGTTATCTAAGTGCCCGAACTTGTGAAGGCGCACCAGGTCGAAAACATTACAAGTCCTGCCACTACATGGGTCAGTACCGTGATGAGAGTGCGCAAATTTATCGTCGTACACCATAAGCCCGGCGGCTGTTGAGCCTTTGGTATAGGTGTAACGGTCGTCTTTAATAGTCGGGATATACTCCTCCGATAAGAATTTAGCTATCGCCTCGCTAATAGTATAGGTACGGCAGAAAGCCCCGACTATACCGGACTTAGTTAACGGATCCTCCTGCTTTTGCATAGCTCCGGCAAGCTCCCTTATTTTCTTATCTGCTGTCGGCCATAGGCTGGTATCCTTCCAATCTATATAACTTTCAAGCATTGCGTCTACATCTATCCAGGGACCGTCCTGATACTCGAAATAGTACTCGACGTCTTTCGGTGTAGAGGGCCAAAACATAAGCCTGTTAGTCTCAAAGGTAGTATTATCAAAAAGTTCTATACCTAAGAGCCCGGCGATCTTACGTGTTACGGCTACATACTCGTCAGGGGTGGCCTCACGGCTTAAAGGTATTAACAGTCTGTATCTCGGGTCTAAATCTGAATGCTTGTGCGTTCCGTGCAGGATAGCAGCGCAACCGAAGAGCATAGTAAAGTCGTCCCAAAAGTCTAAATGTGCAAAATCAATATCGAGTGTAGCGAGTTGACGGTGTACAACGTTAGAGGGGCTGCGCTTTCCGTTTCTCAGGTAAGCCCCCACGTAGCCGCCTACGTCCTTAATCTTGCTTTGCTCTTCTTTGCTTGCGCCTATGAACTCCTTAAAGGTTTCGTTAGTATGGTTAGGCTCTTTAATCCTTGCGACGAAGTCCGACCAATTCCAAGTTTTATTTTTCCAAACGGTGGACTTGGCACTAAAGCCGGTAGCGATATTTATTTTTCCGTCGTGTTGCATGGTTCGTTCTTTACTATTTCGAAATATACTGTTTTATCTCCACAAAATTTTTGCCTTAAATTTTCTATTTTGAGCTTTGCCTCGCACCAGCTAAGTTTTAAAGAAGGTGTAAAAGTTTCAGCCCCTTCTTTAAATTCACTTATTGTAAATGTGGGTATTCCATTCTTTACCTCCTCGTTAAGCTTATCGGCGTATCGGTGCAGCTCCTCGTGCTTGCTCTCCTCTACCCTGTGGGTAAACATTTTCTTTGTAGTAGTTTTTTTCTTATGTCCGCCCCTGTTGTCGGAGCGTTCCGGTCGTGTGTGTTGTGCCATAATTATATTTTAAGTGGTTGTTATCTTAATCTCAAAAGCCCCAAAAGCCTCTGTAACTTTCTGCTTTCTCTCAGCCTCCCAAAATTTATCTACCCATTTAGGGCGTTTTCCAAAAGCGGCGTCTATAATATCCGCCCTGCTTTTAACTTTAATCTTGGTCCAATTTTCGAGTTCCTTCTCTGTATTAAAACTAAGGTTATAAGATTTACCGTTTTCTGTTATATCTACTTTAAAAGATGGGGATTTTACAACTTTTTTACTCGGTCTTTTTTTTGGTATTTCTACGTAGTGCGCTGTTTCCAAATCTTTTATAAGTCTGTCTAAAGTAACATCGCTATAAACAAGAGTTGTATAATCTTTTAAGCTGTTAAGTCTCTCTTTAAAGCCCATAATATTAGGTTTTTTAATTATAGCGTAAAGATATATTAAAATGTAATACGTTTTAAAACTTTAACACTTTTTATTAATCTTTTTTGTAGAACGGGGTAAGGTAGCCGTCAGCCGCAAGGGGTAAACCCTCTGCCCAGCTTACACGCTCGCCCATTATATTACATAAATTAGTAAGCAAAGCCTCTGCCCCAGTTAAAGGTATCTCACATGCGGCCTCATCATGTACGTGTAGGACTATGTCAAAGCCTGCCTCATTTACTCTAAGCATAGCCTCGGCTAACAAATCCCTGGCAATGGCCTGTACTATGTTCTCAGTTATTTTACCGCCGTAGGTATCGACATAGCCCCATTGCTTGGTCTCCTGATCCATACCCTTATACCTTAATGAGTCGTTACCCCATTGGTTTTTCGTAAGGCTTGGCGATTGATAAAACAGCTTTCTCCCCGAAGGTAATTTAATAGTAAGTACGTTGCCGTCATAGTCGAACTCTAAGCCCTTATGTATAGTTATTATTTTCTTACGGGTCTTTACAGCCCTTAAAGCACAACCCTCTAAATCTTTCCAAAGTTGTACGATTGCAGGGCTCGCAGCTCTCCACCTCTTCACTATGCCGGGCATTTCTGACTCTTTAATCTCTTTGTCTTTATCCATTTTTATTAATGCTCCGACTGAGCCCTGGAAGCCAAGAGCGAGCTCGGCGACTTTACCTCTCGCCCTGTAGTCTGAGGTCTTAGTAACCGACTCTATAGGTATGTTAAACATCTTTGAGGCCGAAGCCTCGTAAATTTTACCGTGTGTATTGAAAACCCTAAGCCTCCATTGCTCCCCTGATAGCCACGCTATAACCCGCGCCTCTATCGCGCTAAAGTCAGCTACGGCAAAAGTGTGACCGGGCTTAGCTATAAACGTGGTACGGATAAGCTGGCTCAGTACGCTTGAGACGTCGTCATAAAGCATTGTGATAAGATCGTAATCCCCTGACGCCACTATATTACGCGCACCCTGTAAGTCGGCTAAATGGTTCTTAGGTAGATTTTGCATTTGTATTAAACGCCCTGCCCAACGTCCTGTCCGGTTGCCTCCATAGAACTGGAAAAGCCCGCGACCTCTCTTGTCGTCGCAGGCACAGTTTAGCATTGCTAAATATTTCTTTGTTGAGGTTTTACCCCCGAGCTGTCTAATCTTAAGGGCTCTTTCTACCTCTTCATTTTTACAGCCTTTTAGTAAATTCTCGATAGCTTCTTTAGCTATACTCGGTACAGATACGCCCAACTTATCCCCGAGCCATTTGCCTAACTGGGCGGGGCTGTTAGGGTTAGCGAGGCCGGTTAACTCCTGTAGCCTTTTATAGAGTTCGGCAGAGAAAAGGTTATCGATTTCATAGGCATTTTTCGCCATGCCCAAATCGATAAGAATGCCTCTGTCGTTTATCTCCTGGTCGAGTATGTAGTTTATTTTTTCGGATTGTGGGAGTTCGTATATAGACAATATGTCTAATATGGCCCTCTCTGCTTTGACGTCCCCTATACAATAAGTTTTAAACCGTTCCCACTTTTCCGGGTTATGTTGCGGTAAGTTACGTGATCGCATACCGTTAACCTTAGTAGGCTTAACAGGGCAACAGAAATATTTAATTAAAGCTTTACCCTCGGATATTTTAGCTACGGAGCTGTCAAGCTTAAGAGCTTTACCTACTCCGTCAAGGGGGAGAGGCAGGCCACAATAAGCAGCTTTAACCTGTGAGCATTCCCATTGCTCTATCGGCGTCTCTATGCCATAGGCGATAAAAGCGCGTCTTTCAAAGTTAGCGTTATGGGCGTGCTTGATAATAGAAGGGTCGACTAAAGCGGCTTTAAGCCAGTCGGGGAAAGGCTCGCAAGTAAGGTCTATAATCTGCTCGGGTTCTTTGTCAAAGGCGAAAGCTACCATTAATATCTCGAAGTCTAAAGACTCGAAATACTTGTAACTACCGCAGTCGGCAATATCGACACTTGAGAAAGTCTCAATATCTAAGTAAAGGTTTTTTTTCATGTCAGGTTATTAGGTAAAAAACCCCGCTTAATGAGTACATTAAAAAGTATCAAATTCTTAATGTTGAGTTTAAGCAGGGTTTGGGGGATTTTATTTTGTGAAGGAGACAGGAGTCGAACCTGTAACGTTGTGGCCATTTCTGCTTTATCCAATTAAGCTACTCCCCCAAATACAAGGCCCTGATACAGGTTCGCGTTAGCAAGCCGCCTTGTCGGCTTTAATCAATAATCGAAACAATTTGAGAGTAGGCGGGACTCGAACCCGCAGGCAATAAAGCCCATACCAATAACCTGCTACTCTTTTCAAGTTATGTGCCTAACTTTAAAGGCCGACTATTATTAACTTCTATAATCGAAAGAATGTTTTATTTGTTTAGCGCCATGTCAAGCGGCTAAAACATATGCCCGCAGTTATAGTTATACTCTGTTACTGTTGGAGTTGAGATACTTTCAACTATTAAGTCTACAGGTCGTCTCCGTCGTCGCCAAAGGCTTCGTCTATGTTTACACCGCCGCCGCCTAATCTGTCGCCGTCCTCAAGCTTTTGCACCGCTTGTAATCCTGCGGCTACACCTTTAGACTGAACATTAAAGCCGTAGAAGTTAAGGACTACTCTTGCAAAGCAGCCGCTATATACTTCGTCAGCGTCTAAAATTTCGTGCTTGTTTTTATCTACTACCTTAGGCATTTTTGTAGATGATGCATTTAAGAAGTACATGCCTGCGTAGTTTTCATCGTCCGGCTTCTCTTCGTCGCCGTCCCTTAGTGGGGTTTTCAATAAAGAAGGTGCAGGAATTTTGCCTCCCCACTTGCCTTTATCTTTTTCCTTAGCGGCTTCTACTGCTGCGTTGATAGCGTTAATAGTTGCCTTGTCTGTTTTGGGGATAAGTATAGCCGTGCTAAACTTTTTTTGTTGCCCCTCCTGGATTGCTACCGCTTCAAATAGGTGCGCGTAGCTTAACCTGACTTTACCCGTTGTGATCTGTGTTGACATAATTACGTGATTTTCGTTATTAATATTTGAATTGTAAATGTAAAATTATTTTTTAATATATGCAAACTTTATTTTATTAAAGTTCGTCCTCGAAGTCGTCAGCGAAGTATTCCGTTTTCTCCATAGCTGGGCGTGTATCGCTTACCGGAACTAAAGACGGTGCAGTCTTAGGAGACTTGACAAGGTTTTCAAACATAATAGGAAAATTCTTTTTACCTACCAGTTTCTCAATGTCGCCTATACCTTTAACCTTAGCGTTAATATACTCCTCGGTCTTGTACTCTCCATAAAGTTTCTCCTTTACTGCCTCCTCGTCTACCCATGCTCTGCGGGCTTGGCCGTCTACCAGCTTGTAGCCCTCCCACGCTTTCCCGTCTAAAGCCTCTTTATACATATACCCCGAGACGTCTTTAAACCACTTCTCAATATTAGGTATTTTGGCGTATATCTCTACAAGCTCCTCGTCGGTTAAAAGCTTAGGATCGGTAAAGGCTTGCTTAGCGGCTTCAAGTGCTAAATCGTTTTGAGCCTTGCACCTGGCAGAGGCTTTACAGAAACGGCACCAGTCTCCCGTCTTTTGCTCGCCCTCTCCTGAGTAGGCTATTTTAGCGGTAGGCTTAACTACGGTTTCGCCCCAGTCCCTTAAGTCCTTGGCCGTTATATCCCACGAGCTTATCGAGTCCATGCGAGGCTGCGTTACTGTCAGTTTAACAGTGTGTACATCGTATAAGAAGTCGTAAGCCTCTAATGCGCCTAAAGCATATAGTTTTAACTGGCTGTTGTCTTTAGCATCTACGCGAACCCCTAAGCCGTACTTAAGGTCGATAACCTCCATTACTCCGTTAGCTATCACTATGACGTCGCAAGTACCAAAGCCGTCCTCAATTAGGTGCGTAATATCTACCCTCTCCTCTATCAGGATAACGGCGAGCTTGTCTTTGCGCATAGCCTCATTATACTGCTCGAGTACGTAGTCTATGTGTTTCATAACATAGTCCTCCATGTCGTGAGAGTATAGGGCGTTCTCTGTAATCTCTTCTACTTTAAGAGTCGCTTTCTTTATTGTGGTTAAGCCTAAAGCTTCTTTTAAAAAAACCTCTGCCAGCTCATGTGCAAGCGTTCCCTCCTCTGCGAAGCTGCTGCTCTCGTTAGGGAAACCCTCTTCAAGGCGGGGGCTTGGTGTACAGTTGAGCCAGCGTGAAGCACTCGAAGCCGATAAGAGGGCGTGCGCTCTCTCGCTGTGCTGTATTTCTTTTTTATGTTCCATGCGTCGTAAGTATCTTAGGTAAATAATAGCAGCCTGTTGATAGTGTGTAGCCATTGCATGGCGGTTAGCCTGGTATACTTCCAGTTGCGAGGAGACAGCTTTAATATCTGCCTCCTGCGCTTCCGGTGTCTTAGCCTTAAAGGTTTTAAGGTAAGTCCTTACAAGCTGCCTAAGCTGGCTATTCACTATTTAAGCCCGTTAAGGAACTCAACGAAAGCCGGGTACTTAGACGCCGGTATAGTAGCTACGTTAGTGCCGCCGTAATCGGGTATGCTGTTTTTTATAAGCTCTCTGTGCTTAACGGCTTTTTCTTTTACCAACTCTCTTACATCGTCAAGGGAGTAAGCTTTAGCAGTTGCGGGGGTATCGCCCATTATGTCGTCATCCTCTGCGTCTGTCGCATCTACTACCGTAAGGTTAGCCGCAGCTTGGTACTCGTCAGCTACCGACTCGGTACGTTCTTGCCCTGCAAACTCTCCCGCCTGTACGGTTGTGTTTTTCTTAGCCCTTGTCTTTTTTACCGGCTCTTCTTTAGCCTCTTCGGAGATATCAACTTTTATAGCGTTTTGCTCTCCGGTTACGGCACTGAATTTGTCGAAAGACGAAACAAAATTAGATAAAGCTTGTACTTGATCCGAGTTAAGCTCGTTTAAGTCTACTGATAAATTAATTGTACTCATGATTATTATTTTATGGATTTTAAATGTGTTACGTTGTTTGAGATTACCATGTCGGTAAGGTCTTGCAGAAAAACCTTTAACGGTGCGTTCTGTGCCTTTACCTCGTAGGTAGGTAGGTAAGCCCCGTCTCTGTACTCATGTACAACGGTTAGCCAGTTCTTTGTATTCAGTATCGCCACTATGTCGCCTCTTAGAAATTTAATATTGTTAGGGCTATCGGAATAAACCAGCCACTTGTCAGAGATTAGAAAGCCTATGGGGATTTGCGTTATGTCGGACAGTATCCTGTATTGCTCGGCTGTCATTTCTACTTTTTCCGATAGTACCCTGTCAAGGGCCAATACCGGGTGCAGTACTGAGGGGAATAAAGCCTTTGCAAGTTGGATCTTGTCGAGCTTCTTATCTGTAATTATTTTTTTGAGGTTAACCATATCTGTTTTGTTTGAGGCAAATATATAACCAAAAACAAATACAAAACAAGTGTAAACTAAAAAAATTTAAATTATTTTTATCGTTTACGTTTAACTGTTTGACAATCAGCAAATTGGTAAGCGTAAACAATATAAACACAAAAAACGTCAAAACTCTATATTATATACTAATATGTATTTTTTTATTACCCTATATTATTATATTAATTACTATTATATATTTTATAATATTATTGTTTATATAGTTTACAGTAATAGAAAACCCCTTAAAATAAGGGGCTAATAGGTAAACAAAGAGCTTAGATTTATTGTTTACGTGTTTCCGATTTTATCCAAAATAGCCGTTAAAGCGGCTGAATTTTTAGTAATTGTTTTGAAGGTAAGGAAAAAACCAAAACATATAGCAACAGCCAAACCGATTACAATATACAAAATCCAGGTGCTCGAGAATTCTTCGGTTTTACTTTTTTGCTTTTCTTTTTCGGATTGATCGAACTGTTTAGACATTTTTGTAACCAAATCGATAAGCGCGGGCAAACATTCTGCCTCTCGCATAACGCCTTTTTCGTCGTATTGCAGCTTTATTTTAGATCCTTCCGAGTTAACAATTACTATCGTAGTGTCCCGGAGTATTACGTTAGCAGGAGGGCTATATCGCACCTCTGCCGAGGGCCTAAATTCCCTTTGCTCCCAGTCCTCAGATAGAGAAGTTTCCGTTTTGCGTTTAGACGCTTCTTTTTGTATGTCGCACCCCGATAAGAGCACGCACACTAATACTACTATTATATATCTCATAATCCATGTAAATTAAAAAAGCTCTCCACGTTACCGGGGAGAGCTTTAAAACCTAATAACCTTACTATTATGTTTAACCGAAAACCAAATATACAAATTATTTTTTATATAAAGCTTTAAACCGTAAAAAATAAATCTGCTTCGGCTTTCCTGCGTCTTACAAGGCCTTTGAGGGCTACTCCATCAGCGGTAATATATTTAGTCGTAAACCACAAATAAACAGCTCTCTCTCCCACTCTGTCGTTTATTAGCTTGAACAAAGTTGCAGAGCCTCCCGTATTATAGGTATGCGATACCAGAGCTGCGCGCTGGTTCTCTGTGAGCGTTATTTTTATTTTACGCTCTACTATGTCCTCGTACACTTTTAAATCGCTTACAAGGGCTTTCTCAGCTTCGGCTTCGGTAAGTATAGTTATACTATCATAGGCCAGTTTCTTATTAGCGGCACCCTTTATAAACTTCCCGGACTTGTCACGCATGGCCCGGCCGTAGCCCTCAGTCCATATACCAATCGGGTCCATTTTGGGCTGCAGCCCGATAGCCTTAAGGTCCCCGTCGTGCAGGGACTCAAAAGTTTTTATTAGTTCTATGCCTTTTTTATTTATCATAATTTATTTTGTTTATGCGGGCAGCTATCGCAAGTCTGTTTATACGCTCTCACTACCTCGGTTAACATTCTTACCTCTTCTTTAAGCTGCCCTATTTCAAACATTGCGTCTTTTGCGAATTGTGCGTAAGCCATTTGCATTATCTGCAATGCGTCGCCCTCCCGGGCACTGGCTGCGGCTTTCTTTTCACGCCATGCCAGGAGGTAAGAAACAGCTCCGCCGGCACTAACTATGTAGGGGGCTAACTCTGTAAACACTATTCTAAATTTCTTTTAAGTGTTTCGGCATCGGCGTTAGTTTCGGCCACTACTATAGTCTTAGGCTTGTCTAAGAAATTCTTTATTATGTAAGCCAGGAAAGCCCCTACCGCAGTCATCCCTATAGCTTTCCAGTTAAAAGTAAACTCTCCTTTATCGAGGCTTTGCTGGATAACTAAAAGGCACGGAACCAGCACGGCCATAAGCGCACCCTTTATAAAATCTCTCGCCTTAAGGCTAAACTGTTTTGATACAATAACTTTTTCCATCTGTTTAAGGTTTTACTGATAGCGCACAGTTTGTCAGGTTGCACACGCCCAGTGTTATTAAAGAGTTCGATAATCTCATTTCTACCCTCACGCCTTTTGCGCCCAATTCCTTTGTGACGGATAAAGGCAGGCTTATGGGGGTATGTTTTACGCCATTGGCCAATATAGTTACCTCTCCTAAATCGCAATAAGGTGTGGCGGTATCTACAAAGGGGGTAATCAAATCAACGCCGGGGCTTATGCCGTTAGGCACAACGTATCTGAATTGCAGCGTCGCCCTTGTGGTTATTAGGTTTGCCGAGGTTTCGGGGTAAATCGTAAAGCTGTAATTAAAAGGATAGTCCGTTATAAACTTTATCAGTTTATTTGTGCTGTCCCAATATACAAAGCGGTTACCGGTTGCCGGATCAAGACCGAAAGTATTTGCGTTGTAAATAGATGTGCCGTTAAAATCTACTGTCTGCCAGGCAGTGCTTAGCTGAAGCGTTGCCGTGCGGTTAACCCTAAAGTTAGGCTCAGGGATTGTGTAGTTTTGGGCAAACGATAAAAAAGGTAGTAGTAAAAATAGTAATCTTTTCATGAGTTAGAATATATAAAATTGTGTGCTGTTAGATTTTACAGTTACGTTTTGGTATTGCGTAGTAAGTAAGTAAGTAGTCGCTCCGTTTATATTTGTCGCGCCTCCGCTTATAGTTACAGAGTTCGCCGACCCGTCTATTTTAATCACATTTAATGTCCTGCCCCCCATAGATGCCGCAGAGGGCAGAGTCACAACTATAGGGCCTCCTGTAGCATTAGCGTAAATAACAAGGTTACCATTATAGTAGCCTCCTATCCCCCACGCTCCGGGAGAGGTCAGGGTCGTACTGTTTGTTAACGTTGGGGTTACTATAGCGTCTACGGTATTTATATAATTATTCGATAAAGCAGTTCCCACAAAGGCAGTTGTCGCGATGCTCGTGTCATTATCCCCTGCTGTTGGTGTTACTGCCTTAGCGTCTCCTGTAAACGTAGGAGCAGCAATATTGGCTTTCAAAGCGTCTGCCGTATCTACATATGTTTTAGGGGTTGCACTCGAACCTGTCGAAGGTGTTGGTACTGTCAGTTGTCCTGTAAACCTGCCTGTCCCCTGAACATCTAATTTATAACCGGCATCCGAAAACCCCCCAAAAGTTGTATTCATAGAACCGTCGAAGAAACTTATAAAGGCATCACTTTCGGCTTTATTCATTATAAACATTGCTGATCCATCGGAATTCTGGACAAACGAAACACCGTTGCCGTTTCGTTCCAATTTCAGCTGTGAGCCTCCTGCGCCATTATATAATTTGAGCGTGCCCCCGTCAATAGTTGTTTCGGAAATCGGGTTTTTGGTACTTACAACCGTGCCGTAAGAAGATGATTCTATTTCAACCTTCCAACCTTCGGCTATATCGCTTAATCTCGTGTCGTAACTGGCTGCAACCTCGGTTATAATTAAAGAGGTGTAAAGCCATGTAGAGGATAAATCGCCGATTAAAATTTTAGGAGTTGTACCGTCCACAAATCTAACGTTTATGTTTGAAGCAATACGATAACCGTTTATTCTAACGGTGTTTTTAGCCATGTTAGAAGCGTTACAAGTAATCTCAAAGCTTAAACTTGAATTGTTTGTATCGTGATATATAAATCCTTTTATTGTTATATGCGAATCTTTATTGTTAGGCAGTGATATTTTAAAAGCGCCTGTTACAGAGCTCCCTGTAATACTGTAAGTCCCGCCTTTAGGGTAAGAAGTCATAGCAACATTTAGTGTGCCCTCTACATTAAGTAGATTATTGACCCCATTTATTAAACTACCCTTCCCGCTATCTGTTAAATTTATTTGAGGTTCAGGTTTATATACATAAGAATTGAAAAACGATTTAGGATATATTTTATTAAATAAACTTGCCGTTTTAGGTCCGGTCTTACTATTACTATATCCTATTAAAACAGTGTTATTATACTCAAAAACCATCGGCTCATTAACGTACCAGTCAGTAGCTTCCGAAGCGTGGTCTATCTCGTTTACCGGACTGAAATTTCGACCGTTTGTTGATGCTAACAAGTCTAAAAACTTCCTGTTATTGTCGCCGTAAGGACTTCCGTTTATAAGCCTTGTTCTGCCTGCAACAGCCATGTTTATAGATGAAATCCATTTTACAGACGCGCAGGCGTTAGCAGACGAAAACAATATAAATTCATCACCGACAGGAGTGTATGAGGAATTCAATCTAACTGCCCACGTATCCCCTGTTAAAGTCCTGAAATAACAAATAAGACCTTCGGGAGTGTAGTAGATGCCGGGCTCTGTCCCACCTCCAACAGTATTATTAAAAACTTTTCTGTTTTGGCCTATGGTAAGGTTTAAATCTACCCATGTAGCCCCTTCATCTGTACTCTTCCATATTGTAGAGTAATATGTACTTTCAAAACTTGTACCGGGACCTGACAAAACATTAGAAACAGGGTAAAGCAAATCGCCGTTTGCGGGGTTTTTGAAAATTCTGTCGGCCGCAGGATTCCAATAGCCAACGGCGGGAGTAATATTAACAGGTGCTGTAAATACTGTAAAATCCTGATTGAAAACTATTTTATATATTCTTGATTCAGGCGTAGGCACTGGTGCCGTTTGAGCAAATGCCAACATTAATATTTTCCCGTCATTACGTTTGTGCAATGAAACAGCACCTATATTGTCGGTGCCTGGTATAATGTCTTGCAGCATGAATACGCTGCCCCACGTCCTGCCGCCGTCAGAAGATACTTTTCCAGCGACGTAATACCCGTCTATGTCGGATCCGTCAGCGCCAAAATGACTGAAAGCCCATAATATATCTCCATTGTCTAAAACTACCTGTGAAGGAAAGTCGTTGCGTACATTGTCGACGGTTGCCGCCTGCACTGTGTATATCTTGCCGCCGCCTGACTTGGTGTCTACGTAATCTTTGCGGGTTAAGTCCTCGGGAGCTATTGGCTCACTGGCGTTGCTCTTTACTTGGCCGTCTACAACTACGCCGGCACCGGAGTAAATACCCTCCGGAAAGTCTGCCTGTCCGTAGACAGTTACACCTAATAAGGCGACTATAAATAATAATATTTTTTTCATTAGGGTTTAATATAAATTGTGTTATTAATATTGACGTTTACAAGGATAGTTATTGAGTTGCCTGTTTGCGTCCATTCAGTACCTTTAAAAAGTTCCGCTTTTGATTTGAGTACTGAGCCAGCTTTAAAGGTTACCCCTGTGAATGTCTGCCCCGTACCTGTAGCAGCGGCGATAAACAAGAGCGGCTCCGGGCTGCTGCCGCCTGTCTCTAAATTATCAATAATCTCGTTGATCTTATCCTTAATGCCGTTAGTTTCGTTCGCGCTGAGCTTGTTTATAAGGGTAGGGGTATTAGGAACTATTACGGCCTCCTTATCCCCCTCAACGTTTGCGTTGTCAAACTCATAGTAATCTATCATAATCGAGAGGTTTTATAGGAGAAGTAACCGCCGTCCCAATTTGGTAAGCCTTTACCGCAGGTCGTTGTAGCTATGTAGCCCCAAGCGGCGCGGTAATGTATAGATATAGTATTTTCTATATCGATAAGGGTTATACTCTTTTGGTTATTAGTGGGGTTTATAACACCCGGGCGGTCTATAACCTTTGCGCCGAAGTTAGTAGAGACTAAAGGATCTTTAACCCCTACATAAGCGCAGCATAAAGCTAAAAACTTTTGAAAGCCTATAAAGGTAGCACTTGCGTTATCCTCTATAGTACCGGCAATTATTTGTGAAGCCGCCTCATAACCAAACATCTTTAAAAATATGTGGTTTTTTACATAGTTCGCCCACTCCTCTATCGTGGTACCAGGAATAGAGGCAGAAATCGGATAAAATTCCCTAAGCTGCTGGGCTGTCGGTGTCGTTAGTGCTGCCATTTTCTATTGCTGTTGTTTCGTTAGTTATTATAAAACCAATCTCTTTAAGGCCGCTTAAAATATTAGCCGCCTCTTTTTGACAAGTGGCTTTATAAAATTCTGTAGCCACTGTTATAGCTTCGCCACTATTGCCGAAAACGCCCTCATTCTGTTTAACCAGGATAGGAGGTATGCCGTAGCACGCCATGCAAATTTTTTCGGAGGCTTTGTCGTCTGCAGCGTTTAGCAAATCTACATTTACATCGTTAGATATGGAGACTTTGGATAGTAGTTTTGTAACGTCCTCTATGTCTCCGCTATACTCAATCATTAAATTTTGTGCGGCCTCTTCTACTCCTTTGACAGATGAAACGGCCTCTTTAACCTCTGAGATAACCTCGAGCTCTCTCGCCGAGGCGTCACTTGACTTCTTAACGATAAATATATTATTACCGAACATTGCATTATCGCAAGCCTTGTCTATGTAAGTGCTGGCGTCCGCCTCAGTACGCATCCATTTAAGGACGGAGTACAAAGGCGTAATCCTGTAAGGTAAAGAGCTATCGTTATATATATAGATTTGCCCTGTAAAACTTTCATAACCCCCGGCTTTAACAAACTGGGATTTGATTATAGCCTCGTTAGAGTTAAATGCCGGGTAAGTAACGTTCGTTTTTGTATTCAAATACAGAGAAACGTTATCGTTGTCGTCTTTTTCTTTTGCGAGATAATGTTTAGGGTTTGCATATTCGTAACCCCTTATTTTCCCGTCTATTATATATGAAACTTTTATAGCAAAATAACCGTAACGAATATAATCGTTTTCGATTTTTTTCCAAAGTTTTTGGTATTCATCTTTTAGGTTTTGAGGTACGCAATACTCATGAAACTTTAGAAGTGCCATTGTTGCCGTAGGGCTGTTTAAATATGCGTCGTCAAGGTCTTGAAAATAAAGACCGTCCTCGCCTCCGAGCTGTACATAGCCCTTCGCTTTGACGGTCTTTTTCTTTTTACTGCCTAAGACTTTAAAAAAGTTAGTAAACATAGGCTTAATTTTTTAGAGGTCGTTATCCTCTGTATTTGCTTCGGCTTCTTTGTCCTCTGCTATTTCAGTCTCTTCGACCGGGGTCTCGTCAACTTTCTTAGCTGCCGGTTTTTTCTTTTTGTCAAGGTTTATAACCTCTTCTTTTGGAGAAGCTTTTAGAGTTTTCTCTACTTCGCTCTCGTTGTAAGATAAAAACAAATGCGGGGCTTTAGCGTATAATGCTTTAGCGAGTTTCATTTTATCCCTTATCTCTTCCGGGGTGTCGTCAACTCTCACATTGTACAAAACGCCGCGCGCGTTATTGTAGTTGTAGTTAACTCCTCCGCCTCTTAACTGATATGCTGCCATTTTTTTATCGTTTAGATAGCGTTCATACGCTACGGTTAATTTTTTCTCTTTGTTGCCGCAGCCTAAGCACCCGGCGTGTTGTTGAATAAAACGCCTTGCCTCTTCCGGCAAGGCGTTATATTGATCAGTAGTCATACCCTTAAGGGGTTACAACCTCAAAGCGGTTATTAAATAACGCCTCAGTGTCTGCTATACCTGTTGCAAGTAAGAAGTTATAACCGTTAGGATTAAGCTCTCCACCTCCTGTAAGGCTTCTTAGCGAGCCGGTTACCCTGCCGCCTACGTCGTCACTTGTTGCCTCTGCAACGAACTGCATGCCGTTTTTAGATCCCAGCACGTGGAATTTATTAACGTCAGCATTCACGCCCGAAAGAGCATAAACGAAAACATATTTTTCCGTAGCTAAGGCCATAATAGTTTCCTTACCGTCGTTAGTCTCAGAGTTCGCTATAATAAGACCGCTTGCAATTTGCGTGTAAGTGTCTTTTTTGACGTCGCTCGAAACTACCTCATAGTTAGGCTTAACAGCGTTTTTCTCCCACTCTACTAACATAGGGTAGTAATCACTCGCAGGCAGAGGGTAGTCCCCTGTATCAGGGTCGATTACTTCTATGTCTGTATAAGTGAATTTGTCCGTTAAACTCTTAGTACCCCTAAAGGCTTTAAGGTTTATTAAAAGCCCCCCGGAGAGGGCTTGTAAATCTGAGGAGTCGCACGCTTTTAGTACGTCTCCGGGTTTATAACATAAAGCCATATTCTTTTAAAGTATTAAATTAATAAGCCGTTACGTAGAAGTCACCAGGGTACGGATCAACGATAGCCGTTGTAAGGCTGCTCGAAGCTTCGTAGTTACCTGTAACTGCATGGAACTCAGATTCGAAATCTGTCTGCTCTGTGTAGTTAACGTTTGGCAGGCCTAAAGCTAATACCGCCCTGTTTGGAAGGTTCCACGCTGTACCAACTAAGGCAAGGTCACGAATCGCCGCCGTAAACTCTTCGTACTTGATAAGTGTTAAGTCTCCGTATTGGATAGTAACAACCTCTTTACCTCCAGCTACCTGAGTCGCAAGCGTTCCAACACAGCAAAGGTCGAAGCTTTTAACTTTCATAGACTGAATAAGTGCGTCGTACATTTCGCTCGTAAGCCAAACATATTTAAGCGTGTCAGGTAGAAGTGACATAGTAGCACTTTGTAGTGCTCTCATGCCGTCAACAACCGCAAGTACCTCGTCGCCGGTCCATGCCGTTTGCGCGGCTTTGGTTGTAAGGGCGTTTTTAGTTGCTACTGTGCCGGCGTAGTGCGGGGCATCCGGAGTCAGAGCCATAAGCTTAGTCCAAATACCGTTAACTTTTTTATAAGCCGGTAGAAGTCCCGCAGCTTGCGCTGCAGCTGACAAGTTCGCAAGTATATAAGTTGTGTCACCTAACCAGTTAACTTTTCGAGAAGTCGCAAGTAAACCCATATTAAAAGCGTTCTCGTACCTTGCCTCTAACTTAGCGGTAGGTAAAGGGCGGCTTTTAAAGCTTATGCCAAAGGCTTTCTTTTGGTTTGAAGTCATTTCGTTCAAACACAGATTGCAACCGGTCATAAGGTTATACTGTTGGGTTTCCAAAACAGTAGGCAGATCGCAGCTATCTGTTATCTCACAGCCCACCATAATCGACGCATCTACAAGGATCTCAGGAGAGATAAAGACGCTGTCCTCGTCTGCCTGGATAGTAGTGTTATATTTGGCACTGTCAAGTATAATCGCCTGCTCAATTGAGGTTAAGTCAAGGATATCCTCGATAACCTTACCCTCAGGTATGCAAATTTCGTTTAATGTTGCCATGTGATTATACTACTTTAAAGTTAAGCTTTGTAGAAGTTGCTGCAGCGGCCGCAGCGCCTTTACCGTCGTCGTGCTTAAGCGCAACTTTTAGAGCTGTAAACTCAGCTTTAAAAGTAGATAACTCCCCCTTAAGGGCAGTAACCTCTCCTTTAAGAGCTACGTTCTCCTCCACGATAGCCTCCA